TCTGAGTGGTCAGAGCGGACGAATCGCTCAGAACCTCGTCAGCGCCCGAAAGCTCGGTCCAGTACGGCATACGGACAGTTCGACCACCGCTCTTCGCGGCGGCGCTGAACACGGGAGAGGTTGCGACGATTCCAGAGGTGATCAGCAGGTTCGTCTTGACGGTCTGCTCGATGACGTACTGTTGGAAAATAGTCGGCTCAATGATGTCTGCCAGCCTTACGATGTCGCCCATGTTGGCGGCTCCTTTAGTTGGTTAGAGCGACCGCCCGCAGGGCTTTGTCGTTTGGCCGATCCGACGAACGCAGTCCATCGAAGGGCGCTGTGATTGTTGTTTGGATTATACACCTGTCTGGTCATCTGTCAACCCTAATCGATCAGTCCAGCCTCTTTCCGAAGGATGCGAGCGAGTTCGGGATTCTTTCTCGAAATCTCGCCCTGCTTCGTCAGATTGAAGGTCTCAGTCTTCCACGGATTGTTCGCCTGACCCGAACGCTTGTCGGACGACGTGGCCCTCTCCGCCCCTCCGGCGTTCCCCTTGGCCGCGACAAACGGACGACCGTCGTTCGTCTGAACCCAGTTCTCAACGAACTTCTCAAGCGGTGCGTCACCCATGTCAGTCTTCACGATGGCGGTGTAGGTATCGGAGTCGATGCTGATCGGCACTTTCCGTTCAAGAAGGGCCTTCGCCGCCTCAACAAACTCCGGGGCGACCCCATGCTTGAGAAGTGCCTGCGTCAGCCCGTCACCCACAACCAACCTGTGAATGAAGCTCTCCTTCTCACGAAGCTGATTCTTGATCTGCTCGATTTCCTGCGCGTGGCGTGATTGGAGGTCCTTCTGTAGCTCTTCGAACTTGCCTTCGTTCTTCTTCCGTTCTTCCGCAGCCTTGCGATGAGCTTCGACAGCCTCGCGAACCTCGTTGGGGTCCAACCCCTGGAACGGTTTGAAAGCCTCCTGCAACTTGTCCTTCTCGCCGTTCAGCCTGAAGTTGTTCTTCTTGAGAGCCTCAACCTCAGATTCGACGATCTTGGACAACGACTCCATGAGTACGTCTGCGCGAGTGGCCTCTTCCGCCGAAATGATATTCGGAAGAATCTGCTCAACAACTGTCTTGTCAATAGGCATTAGTTACCTTCCCTTTGCAGCCCGGCTGCGAAAGATTGCAGTACATTCGCCTGAATCGTCTCAGGCTCCCCCACAAGGGGCGTTAAGAACAACCGACAACGAATATGGAACGGAGGCGAGGTTCTCAGTCTATCCTGATAAATAACCCTTCCATTCTGGGTCTTGCAGAATTCACTGCGACCCTTTTCGAAGATCGACACAAGCTGAACGGCTTTGATGATCGGCTCGTTCCTCTTGACGAAATCCAAAGTTGCTCGATTCCTGGCGTATGCACAGATCGTCAGGCCGAGCGAGAAGATGTGATTGCGGCTGACATTCAGAAGGCCGTCACGACCGTAAGCCTCTCGGGTGCCAATGATCCTGGCGATAGGGGCTCCAACCTTCTCTCCGCGAGAGAGGGCGAGCCGGATCTCGTCCGCACATCGGGCGAACTTCGAGCCGACAAGCCCTCCGACCCAATCACGGATCGGCTTGCCAGCCACAAGATCCGACTCCTGAATCGGAATCTTCGGGTACACGGTCTGAATCGCACCGCCAGCCCGATTCGACGACAATACGACAGCGCCAATGTACGAGGTTTGGTCCTCATAGGCCGAATTAGCGATATGGACAAATCTATCGATCAGACTGAGGCTCTGGGATGATAGATCAGTCCTGAAGTTACTGATCACGCCCGCGAGGGTGCCCTCCTCGATCCCGAAAGCCATCCCCTCGATGGCGCTCCGCATAGAGCGCAGGGAGAGGAGGTCCTCGCGGTCGAACTCGCGGACGAGGCGACGCATTTCATCGACAGCTACAAAGTTCGCACGATATTCCTGACTCGCCATATGACAGGCGATGTCGGTATTACTCAGACTTTGCTGACTCACGCATAGCCTCCGTCCGCTTCTTGATAGCCGTGTTTCTGCGGTCGAATTCCCCGTTCACACCGTTTTCCTTCTGCAACCGAATCGAGGTTTCGGGATCGGTGACAGGTTTCGTGTTCCCACTTCCCCGCCCATCCGTCATTCCAGCCTGCGACGCGAGGAGCGGATCAGGCATATCGGCCCAGTCGTCCTTGATGTCGTCCTTGATCTGGTCAGGCTTTCTCTCCGGATCAACCAAATCCCCGCGAACCCACAACCTGTGCAGATCCTCGTATGCGAATCCACCGGCCTGCCAGGTCTGCATGAGGGCGGTGATCATGTTCGAGTCCATAGGAATCGGCAGGAAGATCCGATTCAACTCAACCTGAATATCCTCATACGATTCCTGATTCCACTTCGCCGTCCATTTGAGGCATTGCGTGAGAGCGGTTGAGATGGCCTGAGCAATGGACGCGAGAACCGAGGTCTCTCCCTGCCGATGGATCTGAGCGGTCTCCGCGCTCTCGACCTGTTTCCTGTCGGGCGACAGCATCCTCGCACCAAGGACCGCGAGGTACTGTTCCTTGGTCGTGATGGCTTCCTTGATCGCTTGTAGCCCCTGACCTGTGAACTCCATGAACATCGCCTTCGCGTCAGGTTCCGCGAAAACCAGGGCCTCCGACGAACCAATCGGGACGATCTCGCCCGGCTCCATCGAATGACCCGTGATGACCGGCGTGGGGTTGCCCGTCCAGAGGATGCCGTGTTCGTAGGCGGCGCAGTTGCGATACCAAGCGAGGTTCGCGTTCACCAGATCGAGAAGGGGCGGCTTCTGGACGACGCAACCCGTGTCCCGAGGACCGATGAACACGAACGGAATCTCCCGCATCATCTGCCCGCCCATCTTCGGGTAGGTCGTTCGGACGAGAGCCCAGGTCAATTTGCGATTCTGTCTCGGGTCGGATGTCTCCGTAGCGCTCTGCCCATCAGGCGTCGTCTCCGAAACCGCCTCGACCTGTTCGTAGATTCTCTGACGATAGAACCCGGACTCGTCGAAATCGAGAACGCGATACCTCGGTACTTGGTCATCCACGAACTCGTCTTTTTCATTCGGTCGAACTCCAAGCTCGTACAGGACGACCCGATCAAGTCTCATCGGACCGTCGATGTTAGTAGTTGACCAATTGATGATCGACTCGGCGATGTAGAGACGCCAAAAAACTCTGCGACCGTAGTTCTTGTCCTGATTGTCCGTGATGACTTCCAAGTTCTCGGGTGAATAATCGACGAGAACACCGCAACGGCCTACTCGCAGAATCTCCTCGGCGGAAGCCTCCGCGAACCCCTGAAATGGGACTCCGGTTCCGTCAACGTCGCGGATGAAGTCGGAGAACGAATCCGGCACGCGCAGGTTAGGAGGTCTGCGGAACAGCATTCCAGTCAACCCGTCCACCGTTCGACCTGCCGCATTGTAGAACCATGCGTAATTCAGGTAGACGGAATACGAGGCTGGCTTGTCTTCGTGGCCGCTAAGCTTCGGGAGGTAGGTGTCGGTGTTCTTCTTGACAGCCTCCTCACCTTCGGTCACGTCGCGGCACTTCTTCCACATGGGGTACCAATACTTGTATTCACTATGTTCGGTGTCTACAGGCATCTTGTCACCCTATCCGATGGTTACCTTCTGGATTCCAATCTTACCGTAGGCCCGAATTGGGAACTCCGAATGAACTAGATACCCTAGAGCGTCAGTAATATGGTCTAGTCCGGTCGTTTTGTCAACCATAGACGAACCTTCTTTGTACGTCAGACCGTCTAGTCCTCGAATCAGGGTCTTGCAGCGTGGATGAATGAGCAACCTCACCTGTTTATTGGCATTGAGAAGTAGCCCGTTGACCTCGTTCACCCTGTCCGCAACCGGGGGGTGGACCCTTGGATAGACGAGCTTGAAGCCGTTGCGCCTGAGAATTGCGAAATCAGTTTGTCCAACAGGCGCATTTGTCCGTCGTTGATTACCTGCCGGATCAGGGAAGATGACCATTCGACGCGAACCATATCGACGCTTGATCTCGGCGGACATCTCCTCGGTCGACGAGTTCTGCATGACGATCTCATCGAACACCCAGAGCGCGTCTCCGAATCGAATACCGACCACAGCGCACATCGGCATCACGTTGAAGTCCATGCCGACAAGCAGCTTTCCGCCACCCTTGTCCGCTACGTTGTGGTTTACATTCGACCTGCGATCAAAGTTGTAGTAAACCCGTCCCTCAATCGTCTCGAAGGTCGCAAGGAACTCCTGGCGGAACGTCCTTTCGTCCATGTCCGCTCTTGCGGACTCGATCTCCTCGCCCGTGACGTTGCCTCCCTCCAGGGTCGTGAACTGATACACGCCCCAGAGAGCGGGCTGATTCAAGGCCGAGTCGTAGAGATCCTTGAAGTGATTCCATCCAGCGGGGGTTCCAACGATCATGGCCCCGCCCTTCTTGTCCGCGAGGGCGGGACGAAGAACCTCTGTCCATGTCGTCGGGTCCATCGTGCCGTACTCTTCCAACACCGCGAAATTCAGACCTCTCCCTCTCAGGTTGTCCGGTCTGTCTGCGCCCCTGATCCCGAACACAGAGCCATTTCTTAGGGTGATATTCATGTGGGTTTCGTTGACATCGACCAGATACGGCTGCGCCAGGGTCTTTGTGTCTTCCCATGAAATCTCTCGCCCCATCCCGAGTGTTGGAAAAACGTGCCAGACTTTCTGATTCGGCTTATTGAGAGCCATCTCCATGCACTTCACCCGTCCAAGAAATGTCTTACCAAAACGACGACCCGCGACGAGGCAGGTGAAACGTCGCGGGTCAGCCAGGATCTTGAACTGGCAGGGTGAGAGGACGACCTCGTTCTCGCCTTGCATTACTCTGGGTACACTCTCTGGATTCCACCTTCAATCCGCGTCGATCCGCCGAGGTGACGGATCAATCGAACCAGTTTCGGCATCGGAAGCGACTGCGTTCCCCAGGGGTACTTCCCGTTGACCTCATGGCACGCGACGAGGTTCCAGAACTCGCGGATACCAGCGCCAGCGTTGAGACGGAGGTTCTGTTCGATCCAGGCGATGTTCTCCTCCTTCGGGTTGAGGACAACCTTGTCGAAGTTGGCTTCCATCAGTTCCGCGATCCGATGCGCCCAGACGATGTTGTTGAACTCTCGCCTCACCGCCTCGGACATCGTTCGTCCCCACTTCAGGCGCTCGTCCTTGTCGTTGACGAGTTTGATAATCATCGCCTTCTGCTCTTCCTCATTCTTGAACAGGTAGGGGTATCCAGTCTGCGGGCGAAGGGTG